ACTAATAATTTCGTAGTCATTAAAAATAAGTTTATCGTCTTCAATAATTGTTTTTAGATTTGAACAACCAACTCTTTTAACTGTTTTTGACATCTTTACACCAAGTTGTGTTTTCTTTCCAGAAAATCCCTGCCCAACGAGTTGCCCTGCTCTTCCTCTCATTGCGCACATTAGAATATTATCATACTCTAAATCAAAATGAAGAATACTCGTAACTTGTTCTCCAATATCATTTACTTCTGCTAATACAAACGATTTATTATATGCTTTTGCTACATCTAAAATTATATTTGGAAATAGCATTGGTTTAATTTCATTATTTCTATATTTTGCTACTATTTTATAAGGAAATGCTGATATATCAAAAACAACAAATGCAGAATAATCATTATTTAATCCTCTCGAAACATCCACTGTCATTATATAAGTATGCTCGTCTTTCGGTTTTTCGTATATATCTAACCCCCCACTTCTTTTGATTGGTTCATCATAAACTAAAGTCTTTATTTTTGATGGATTAATTAGAGTTCCAATAGAACCCAAAAACTCGCACTCAAACTCAACTTGAAACTGTTGTTCACTTGTGTTTTCTATTGTTTGTTTTTTCCATACCTGATCTCTGCCAGGAACTTCACTCCAATGAACTTCGGTAGGAATGTATTGATTTTTTTTTCTTTCAGAGTCATGCCAAATTTTATAAAAATGATTCATTCCGTGAGGAGTAGAAACAATAATTAATTTGGTAGATTGCCCAGAAGATATGGTAGGATAAACAGAACTGAAAAAATCTTCAGCAATATGGTTAGGAACGAATGCAAATTCGTCCAAAAAGATGATATTATAAGAACCACCACGCACCGCAGAGGCAGACGTAGAGGCAGCAAGAATCTTTGAACCATTCTCTAGTTCTAATGAACCCCTATTCCATATTAAAACCCCCTGCTGCATCCATTTAGGTAGGTTTTCGTATGCTAATTGAAGTCTTCCAAGAAGGTCTCTAGCAGTAGACGCTTTATTAGCAAGAATCGCAATATTGACATTATCATTAAATAGTGCGTAATGAAGCAAATAAGAAACGACAGTGGTAGATTTACCAGACTGTCTTGGCATTTTGCATACGTTAAATCTGTGATCATGGAAATTCTTAATAAGTTTTTCTTGAAACTTGTACATATTAAAAGGCACAAGACCGTGATCAAGTGAAACAATTTTTATGTAGTTTTTCGCAAAATACACAGGATCTTTTTTACATTTTATAAATTGCTCAATTTGATCCTTGGTAAACTCTATTGGCGTATTTGCCTTTTTTAATAGAGGATTACCCAGATATTGATCGTTACTCATTATTTATTCGCCCTTAAACTGCCCTAAACCAATACAACTTAGTGTCTCTTGTTGTTTAAAATATAACTTCACATAACACTTACAAATGTTTTTAATTGACTCAATATCTTTACATTCATTCAAATCTCTTGATATCTTTTCGTATTCGAATATTTTATTTAAATTTTGCAATTCAATAAGATTTGGGTCCATTTGGTTCTCCTGTAAATAATAATGGTTTGGTTGGATCATTTGCTGAAGGATTAAATGCTAATACAATTGCATTTGGATAAACTTTTTGTATTTCTCTTGTTACTTCCGTTTTTGTTGGTCTAGTAAATTTTTGAAAAAACATTTGATTCGTTATGTATTTTCCTCTCCAATTTATTAGTATAGTATATGTAGACCCACGAGTCTGTATTCGTAAATAGTTTTCATCTATATTTGTCTCCTCATTTTTTGTGCTATTTCCCCAATTAGCAGCACCAACTTTACGGCATTTTACTAAAGCCCCCGAGGCATAGGCAGAAGGCCAGACGGAATATCTTGATTTTACTTTAGTGTAACAAGCATCTTTGGTTCCACTACCTTTACCTGGTTTATCTTTTACTTCTTGGAGATCCATTTCTTCTGTTCTTACATTTGTTGGTTTTGCAGCACCAGATTTTTCTTGTTGTCCTGAATCTTCTACTTTTTTTCTTATTGATGCTGATAATCTTTCTTCTTTGGACATATTTGCTCTTCTATGAGAAGATACGCACTTTGGAACTCCTTCTCCAGGTTCGTCACTTGCACAAGTTCCACCAGTTACAACATTTACCCAACCTGGTTTTTTATCTTTTGATTCTGATTTGCCAAACCAATCAAGAAGACCTTGATCTCCCGATTTGGTTTCTTCTACTTTTACACAGTTTGGGTATTTTTTCCCAAACATTTTTTTCATACCTTTTTTCTTATAACCTTTCCAACAAGCTTCTCCAATTTCTTGACTATCAACATAATCTGCTGCAGTATCAATATAATCTGCTGCTTTAGTAATTTTAGATTGCACCCAAGCTTTGATGTCTCCCTCACCTTTCATTTTTTTACGAAGTCTTTTTGCAGCATTTGAAATTGTAGATAATTCCGAACGAGCCATTGAATATTCGTGGTCTACTTCTTTTGAAGATTCCTCGATATTGCAATCGTTAGTTCCGTGTGAAGGACAATATTTTCCTTTTTTAGTTTTATTGCAAATAGATTTTGTTTCTAACACAAACTGCCTAAAACTTTTCATAAGAAATTTTTTAACTATTTAGAAATGTCTTCTGCATTTAAACCATTTTTAAGAAGTTTTTGTAGTTCCGCAGTAGAACCAACAAAAAGTGCATTTGTAACATTTTTTGGTCCAGATTTTTCTTCTTTCTTGAGGTCTTTTACTTTTTGGTGAATATCCATTAGCTTATCTGTAGAATCTGCAACATTTTTAATTAATTGTCCAAACACTTCATATGCTCTTGGTTGTTGTCCATCTTGTGCAAGTTCCAAAAGACTTGTAGCTGCTTCTTGTCCTTTTTCAATTAAACTATAAAGAGTTCCACGAATATAATCATAATCTAATTCGGAGTGATCTTTATTTTCGATAATTTTTATTTCTTTTTTTGATTGCTTAATAATTTCTTTTGCAGTAATAGTTGCTTTAATATCTAAAGTTTGATCTATTTTATCGAAATTATTTTTCATACATCAATACCTTTTGTTGGACTATAAGTTTTTCCATCACCATAATCATAACGATATTCAGTAAATCCAAAATCATCATCCTGTTCAATTAAAGCATCGTCTGCATTATTGATAATATTAATATTAGATCCGGATTCGTGTGGTGTAATTATAGTATTATCTTGACCTCTAATTACTTTAATTTCATTTCCAGTGATTGAAGTAATCATCATCTCTTCATCTTCAATTATTATATAATCATTTTTTGATAATAAAGTAGCATCACTGACAATAAACTCCGTAACCTTATCGTCTATCTCTTGAGAAAGTGTATTAGTTTGGTCATCATTATAATCTCGAATCGCTCTTGGTTCTGCAATATAACGAAGTTGTCTGGATGCATTTTTAGTAACCGTATTGGTATAATAATCGACCTGTACCTTTTTAATAAGACCTTCTGTAGAATCTGGCACTGGACCAAATAGATATGTTTTTGCCGTAAAATCTAGATTGTGAATTATAATTCTTTTTTCTTCATATCCACTTTCGTAATTATCTTTAAAATTTATACCTCCAAGAATTAATGGTATATCACGTTTTTCACCTATAGAAGACACTAAATCAATTGTTATATTAAAAGATGGTTGAAAGTATGGAAGAATTTGCTCTATGATTTGAAGAGCATCATCATTATATTGAGACATAATTGAAAGTTGTATTCCCAAATTATAAGGAACAGGCATAAAAACTTTATTTACTGTTTTATCGTCTACGATACTTTTAGCTATAAATGTCTGCATAGTAGAAACTTTTCTGCTACTATCATATTGAATACTATTCATTTCAAATGCAAGTCTTGGAAGAGTCATTGCTACTCTTTTTCTCAAATCTGGTTTTTGCTCTAATCTTGCTAAAAACTTTTCTACTGGTCCATATACAATAGGAACTTTTATGACACTATAATTAGTATCATTTTGTAGTTTGTGTTTGATGTCAATATTGTTAAATAAAGTACCAAAGGCAATAATTGTCTTACGAATTATTTCGTGATAATAGTATTGACCTAACATAATAATACCTTTTATTAATTATTTAGATTTAATAATCCCCAAAAGGGTTTCTTTCATTGAAGTCTAAAATTTCATCTGCTTCATTTTCTATTGGTATATTATCTGCATCATCATCAATTTCGTCTTGTTTATTGATTGAATATACTTTATAACTTGCATCTGACCCTCCACTTGTTGTTCCCATCCCGACAATACTTTCTCCGGGAGTAAAGCTTCCACTTACTATTTTTACCTGAAGAACTCTCGTGTCGTAATCCCAATTATTTACATATGCACTAGTTCCTGTAGAAAT